TTAACCAACCACTGGGTAATTGAAAGGCCACGCGGCACCCTTGAATTGGTTCCTGCTGCGTCCGCTTCCCATAACTGTGCGATCAGGAAGAAAAGACCACTCTTCCAATTCGCGGTCTTGAGTCTCACGCATTTGAACCAAAGAAGCTTTCCACAATGCCCATTCATCCTTAAACTTCGCGCGCACCTTTGCTTCGGGAGAATAGCGATAGCATTGCGCGATAAAACCGGCACGAAAGAACGGCTCGTATTTATCCGGCAACGGGGACAAAACATCATCCAACGTTACAAACTTAGGCGGAACCATCTGACCGTTGATAGTAAATTGCCACACAACGCCCGTTTGCGATGGGACGTTCAAAATACGAATGCCCATACCTATTGGATCAACAACTGTCCATACCGTAGTAGACGCGTCGCCGCGAGTTGCACCGGTAATTTGTGTTCCCGGGACTGCGCCAATCGGAGCCGTCGGCGCGTTAACGCCCTCGGTTCCGAAACCAGTCAACACGAGCAAATTTCCGTTCGAGTCAATGATTTGAGAAATCGGGTTTGCAGGCATAGCTGTTGTTGCCAGAGGTCCGATGTAAACCGATCCTGCCTTAGGGTTGTTGCCCCAAGATGCGCTGTTGATATTCGGTTGTCCCCACGTGCCGTAATAAAGTTCGTTGTTGGGATACGAAGCAACAAGGAAACCCGGGTCACCGATGTTTGTGCCGCCGTTCGCCAAGTACGTACCTGTACGTTGTGGCAAGGCTCTGCCGCATTCGACGCGAACCCAAGGCTTGGGTTGCTGAGTGCTACTGATATCAATCGCTATGCCTTTTTCCAACCACTCGAACGTGTACACAGAACTATTATCTGGATTCACGAGAGCGTAATCTTGCTGCCAAGACCACGTGTAAAAAAGAGGAAGCTGTGCCGAGTTCCACTTGTGGGGGAAATTTACGGAGCAAATTTCGTTGAACACGTCGTTTGCAATCGTTAGCGCGGGCTCTTGCGAAAAACCGCCCACGTTGAGAACGGGCTCGATATCGGCGAAACTCATAACGCGGTCGACGATATTTTGAATCGTGTACGTTGAGCCTTGTGATCCTACAGGTTGGCCTAAGAAATTGACGCCCGTGATGTCTGACGCTACGATGGTTTGATTAGACGATGCCGGTGTGAACTTAATTCCCGGTTTGGTAGGCTTAATTACGTACGCACCGGCGGCTAACCCAGTAAAACTATACAAGCCAGTTGGTCCCGCAGTCGTGACGGCGGAAGCCGTGCCGCTAAGAGTAATTGTTGCGCCCGCTAGCGCCTGTCCTGAAATAGAGTTAGCCATAAATTAAAAACCTTGCGCAGCAAAAGAAGGGGCCGCGATTTGAAAATGATTGTGACAGAAGGGTGTGGATGCGTTCTCTGTCAATTGAAGGAGGGAAATCTGCATTCTGCCTTGGACTACTGGAAACTGAAAATAAAAAGGGGCGACCGTAGCCGCCCCATGCTTGCTTGTCTACCTAACTTCTTAGATCGTGACGCCTTCAACCACTTCGCCGCTATCCTTGTCGACGAATCGGCTGTTGAATTCCGCTCCGTACGCGTCGAGGTTAGTTGCGTTAGGTGCCACGTTCGGGATGGATTCCGATGCCGACTGCGTATCGGTAGAAGCGTCACACATGTTAACCGCTTCGCGCCATCCAATCTTCGTGTGATTTGAAATCTTTCTTTCCTTGCCGGTCTTGTCTTCGCGGACAAGATATTCAACGGTGTCCTTCGGGAACCACTTCATACCGCAAATACGGCAACGGATGTACGTGGTAAACGCGATGAAACGGTGTTGATAAACGGCGTAATCCTTATTCTGCGTCTTAGGCCCTTTCTTACCACCCTTGAGGTGCTTACAACGAGCTTGCTTCAACAGAACTTTGGAGTCCTGATCCTTTGCGTTACGGTCGCGCTGGCGTTGGATCGTCTTACGACGAGCCTCGGCTTCTTGCGCCGTTTGTGCTTCGCGTCCTTCTTTCAAAATCAGGTATTGAAGAAGTTGGCCGAGCATGCCTGCGTCAACGTTTGCGGTTGGCGATACGACTTGCTTTCCTGCGATTGCTTCTTGCGTAGCCGGTGCTTCTTGCGTAGCCGGTGCTTCTTGAACCCCGTCAACAACTGGCTTTTCGCCCGCCGCAAGTTGTTCAAACACTGACTTCGGTTTCTGGATGTTGCTTTGATTACTCATATTTTCCTTATTAAACTGCGCGTACCTTGTGGCGTACGTTACCCAGTTATTTTTGTCAACACATTAGGTCGTTGACTAACCTTTGTTTCTACTACGCTCGGGTATCCTTACCGGTTAACTCGTCTGCCGTGTATCGCTTGCCGTTGCGGATTTCCCACAACGATTCACGATAGCGTCGGAAGCATCGGTTGCCCGAGGGATTCCCAAAAATTTGATGTGCCTGCCATTCGGTCAGGATTTCACACTTGACTAATTCTACGATTGCCGTTCGCCAGCCTCGGAGTTCACCAGCGGGAAGGTTGTGCTTGTCGAGCTTCAATAGGCTCCATTCGTACATAAACGGAACTCGAATGTAACAAACGTACCTTGCGCGGCCTGTAACCTTGGGCGGGATGCACCACAAGCCAACTGTGCCTTGAAGGCCGTTGTAAACCGTGAAACACTTGACAGGGCAAATTGAGTTCGTTCTCAACTTGTGCATAAACTGATCGGTGGACATTGGGTTAACTAAGCGCGCCTTGGCGTTTGTTAACTCAAGTTGGTCCTCCATCTGATAGCGTTCGACCATTTCATTGGAGATTTCTTTCTCTCGTTGAAAGGCTTCGCGGGCGTAATTTTTGTAGTCGCCGGGGAATCGGACCCAGTCGGGTGTGCCCCCCGCGAGAATTTCTTGAATGGACGCCGTGGTGGTGGGGACGTCGTGGTGGCTGGTAATGATTTCGCCTTCGTGGGCGCGTGTGTTGCGGAGATCAACGTGTTGCTGACCTTCGGCGAGGGTGAACGGGTTAGGTGACATTATTTATACCTTTTCAAATATCGAATTGCATTTTTAAGAGTTTCTATTGAGTCTTTGAATCGTCCCAACCCTAAGTTACAATCATTGCAGAGAAGTCCTCTGCGACAATCGTTGCAACTCCTAGATGGCGGGCAACAAGTGTGGTCGTGATCCACATGTGGTGTCTTTTTAAATCTTTCTCCACAAACAGCACAGCGATTCTTCTGTTGTTTGAACATCAAAAAGTATTTTTCGATACTATCAAATCTATGACGATTCTTCATATGGCGGAGCCAAATAGCTCTACGATGCTTTTTGTGGTATTTCTTATTTTTCTTTCTCAATGCTTCTTTGTTATTCTGCCAGCGCCTCTTTTCTTTTTCTTTGAGCCTTTTTGCATGCTTGAGAGCATATCGTCTATCGGCTAATTGCTGGCGTAGGCTTTTCAATTCTCGTTTCAAATATATTTCTTGTTTCTTCTTCATTTTTCTCTCCTAGAAAGAGCGATTGAGGGGTGTGTTCTAGGCACACCCCATCAATCTTAATCCTAACACGAGTTGCAACCCGTGTCAAGAAGTTTTTACTGGATAGCTGGCCGTTTGTTACCGCCTTCGCGGAGTCGGTCATTTCTGCCGACTTCTTACAGTTTCGTTTCCTGTAAGAGCAGACTGTCGCATAACCCCGAAGGGTTTTCTCTCGCTCAGTCGTTACTGGTGGAATTTCTTCCTTCCAGTCTGTTCCCATTTCAGGGTTCAGCTTAATCAGAGAGAATTCTCTACTAGCAGATTACGCTGCTAGGAGTCCGTATTGAACGCTATCAATCCAGCGTAGACGCTGGGTATTTGTTCCCGTTGCCGGTGGGAGCGTGACCGTTTGGTGGAAGCGATCCTAAAATGTTACATTATCTTTTGATAAAGGGTTAGTCATTTCTGCTAACCTCTCATAATTTTTGTTCTTATGAGAGCAGACTATCGCATCGTCTTTCGACGTTCTCTCGCTTAGTCGTTCAGGCTGCTTTCGCTTGCCCCTTGTTCCCGTTTCAGGGTTCAAGTCAATCAGAGAGAATTCTCACTCTTTCGAGTGACCCCAATCTTAAGCTACCAACTCAAGATTATTCGAGGAAGCCCACCCACCGATGGTGGCTGTTGGGTCGAACGAAGACGGCGGCGCGTCAGTTACAACGCGGCAGTCAATCGTGCGCCAATCGCCTTCATCAAGGTCGGTGTCGCCCGGAACCTGCAACCAAACGCCGATCATCGAATAATTTCCGAAGACGTACGTACGATATGCAGTCTTACCAGCCGAGAAGTTAGCCGTCTTGGTCACGAACGGGGTCTGACGGAAAAGAATGTTCGTACCCGGAAGCACGATTTCCTTTGTCTGATCCGATCCGGCCATTTCGTCAAACTTGCGCTGGCCACTTTCCGTGTGCTTCCAGTTGTCGATGATGCTGTTGTTCACAGTCGTTGCGTTGTAAATATCGCCAAGCACGTTGGGCGACACGACGCCGTAGTACATTCCCTTTTTGCAAGGAAGTACGTCAATCGACACAAGCTGCTGCTTCATTTCACGAACGGTCGCGAGATCGAGCGTGAACGGAGAAGAAAGCAACCCGTTCTGGTTTACGTTGCCGTCAACGCTTGACGCGCTGTCTGCAACTGCGCTGTACAACTCGCTAATCGACTGACCGGCTTGATAGCCGAGTTCGACTGCGCTGTTGCCAACAAGTTCGTCAATGCTAGAAGCGATTGCGAACGCGCTGAAGTTCGTATAGTTGTTCCATTCGCCGACCGTTGCGGGTGCGGTGATTTGAGAAACAACTTCCGGTGCTCCAACGTTGCCGTCAGCAGCTTGTGCAGTGTCACCCGTTAGAGTGTTGTACTGGAAGAACTGACGGTTAATGCCCATATGCAAGCCTTGAACGCGGCGTTCTGCCACGGTCACGAATGCATCTGTCTCACCCTTTAGGTTCGGGATCAGTTCTTTGTCGAACAAGATCGCCTGCGCGGTGAGTACGTTTGATACGTTTGATGCTGAAGGTGATGGTCCACTCATGGGATCAACCCTTTGCCTCTTAAATTAAAGCGTCGGTTTTATCCGCGCTGTCCGACTACTGGGATACCCGCTGCTTCCAACTTCTTGACGTAATTGGCGTCACGAAGTTTTTTGCGATATTCATCACGGGGCATCTTTGCGATTTCTCTCAATAGTACTGAACGAGTTTGTTCGATGGTTGGCTTAGGTGCTTCACTCGGTCGTGCTGCAGACATCGAGCCGGGTTGCAAACTACCGTTAACTCCCGACCTACGGGCAGTTTGTTGCGCATTTTGCGCTACTGCAGGCGTAGAATTCGGGGCCGTTTCCGCTGCGGGAGGTACCACCGGTGTTGCCGGTGCCGCTGACGGCTGTACTGTAGGTTGAACTGTTTCCTTACTCGGAACAACGGCTGGCGTTATTGACGCCGAGGCCGAGGCTGCGGGTGTGGACGCTGATGCCGAAGTATTATTCGACGGCTCAGCAGATGTTGTCACTTCAGTTGCCTGTTGCCTTTCAACCTTAGGCAACTGGTGTTTTACTGCCTGAAACGCCTTCTCAAGATTTTCATACGACATAGATAGTCCATTAGCGGACATATACTCGCGCATGATGTTTGAGGATGCGAGACACGGCAAGAAATCTTCTTTGTGGTCTTCCATCCAAGCTTCGGCAACTTTCTTGCCTTGCTGGTGGGCGTCTACCTCGGCCTCTCGTGCTGCTACTTCGGCTTCGGCGACTTTCTTAATTGCTTCAATTCTCTTCTCTGGGTCTTGTTCTTTTGCTGCTTCGTCGAGAAGTTGAGCGGTCTTGTCTTTCGCGGCCCTGACGGCTGCGTTCTTTACTTCGGCATCGGCTGCCACAACTGCTTGTTTCGAACGATTAGCCTTCAAGCGCTCTGCGTAACGAACCGCGTGAATGTGCGCTTGCTTCTGCTTCTCGGAAACTTCTTCCCACGACCATCCCTCGATGTGAGTTGGACGTCCGATAGGTTGACCGTTTTCGTCGGTCACTTGATAATCCAATACAATCTTTTTCTTTGGTTCTTCCACGACGGGAGCTTCGCCCTCGGGAGTAATAGGCGCACCAAGATTGGCTGCTTGATTGTTCTTCTCTGCTTCGGCTGCTGCAGCGGCTGCGCGCGCTTCATCTTCTGCAATCTGCGCGGCTTCGGCTGGGTCCACTTGACGACGGGACTTCGGCACGTAATCCGGGTCGTTCAACATCTCGCTGGCAATTGTTTTGCCTTCGGGTGTGACGAGCAAAGCGTTGACGGCATTCAATACGTCCCCACCCACTCTCATCGCGGATTTCAAATCATCGAGTGTTGCGGACTCAAGCCATGTTAGGCTGATGTCATTTGCGGTAAGTCTCATTTTATTGTTCCTTAAGATTAATTCAACTGCTTCCCCTCGGGAGGGAATTACTTAACACTATTTTCAGACTTCTTGGGACGAGCCGGATGAATGCCAAAAGTCTTCTTTATGGCTTCTGCCGGATCGGCCTTGGAGTCCGCTTTCTTTGCTGGATGAATTCCGAACGCTGCGCCTACGGATTCAACCACTTCTCTATCTTCCTTCACTTGCGCCTGTCGTATTGAATTAGCGTGTACGACAATCGACTTGAAAAGAAGATCACTAAACTCTGAGGCGTTACGAGCGCGTAATGTCCTTGTTTGGGCTACACGCTCGTAATCCTCTGATTCTGGGTCTAATCTTATAATGTCCTGTGTAAACCTGAGACAGGCTTCGTTGGCAATTTCTTCGACCACTTTCCAACCGGGTGAAAGAATTACTTGCAACAGCAGTGCTTTCTTTGTCGGTGATAAATCTGGTGAAAGAATTGTTTGCTTTTCTTTTAGTTGTCTCTCAGTCATTAGGACCTCTTATATTTTTTCAGATATTTGATTGCTTTAAGTAAAAGGTCTATGCTGTCTTTGAACATGCCTAAACCCCTATTACAATTGCCACAAAGAAGACCCCTCAACTCGTTTGTCTTGTGGTCGTGATCTACCGATAAAACTCTTACCTTGCCTGAACGATGGTCTTTGTGGGTTTCTTTGTTGCCGCACAGAGCACAACGATTCCTTTGTTTTTTAACTTTCTCTTTGTACTCTTCAGGCGTAATACCGTAATTGTGCTTGCGAGCAATTTCAGCAACTCTGTCAGGATGCTTTTTAATCCACTCTTTAGTTCTGGCGATTCTTTCGGGGTCTCTGTGCCTTTTGTGCGTCTGTTCGTACTTTCTGCTTTTCTTGAGATTTAATTCTTTGATGCGCTCGGGGTTATTCAGTGCCCATAGTCTCGAACGTTCTTTTACTTCTTCTGCGTGTGCAAGATACCAAGCATGTTTCTTTTCTGCGTCTGTCATTTGTCTCTCCTTATAAGAGTGATCTGGGGGAGTATAAGGCTCCCCCTGTATCAGTAAAGCCGTGGATTATAAGCCCACGGGAAGTATTTTACAAAGCTGTTGTTGAACCGAACCCAGATGTTGTATTTTGTCCTATCAATTCAGGCTGTGTAGCCTTATTGATGGCGGCACGAAACGCTTCATTTCCTGCCTTACCCAACTGTTTCTGGTTCTCTATTTGTTGTTCGTGCTCGAAGTTTGCTTTCTGCATTTGAGCGGCACTGGCTGCCTGTGCTTGCTGTAAGGCTGCAGGCGAGTTAGCTTGGTGACGCTGTGCTTCTTCTGGTGTCATCTTGCGGAGGAACGATTGACTAAATTTCCAACCCGCCGCATCCACAAACGCCTTAAAGATTGCAACAGCATCAAATTGATACCCTGCATCGTTAGCATTTGCTGTGAATGAGGGGTTGTTCAAAAGTTGAATAATTATAGGAAGGGCTTGCGCCATTTCCTTCTTCGCGCCCAACTGCGCGCCCGCGAGAACTTCATATTCGATGTTCGC